GTAAGAACCTGCGCGCCACTAGTGTGGCTACGGCTTCACAATGTGAAAGCGCAGAATGCCAGGTCCCAGGGCCCTTTAACCCTGGTCTCAATCCGACAGGCCTTGCCTGTGGATTGGATATCTATCTTGACAAACCAATGGTTGTCAAGGTAGGTATAGGTAAGCACGAAAATCGTGCTCATCTTGCGCAGCGAATCCGGACTCATTACCCGGATTTGTCTGCAGATGTCTGCAATAAGATTGCAGCATCAGGCAGTGTCTCACTCAAGAGGGTGAGCAACTGCGTCGAGGCAATCAAAGATAATTTGATTGCTTCAGGCCCTGACGAAATCCGTCGGATTTCCAGGACACCAGAGTATAAGAAACTTATACACTGGGCATACTCACTCGGAGCTCATAGCTCTGATCGGGTGACACAAGAGTGGAAGAAATTTTCCGCTCTAGTGAAATGGTGTGCTGTCGACTCTGAGACGACAGTACCGGAGTTTCCTCGGGATTTCCCTGGATACTCGGCCTCTTGGGATAATCCCAAGAAGCTTCCCGCCCTTTGGGCGGTGCTCACTCCATGGTTGATTCCAATCATGGAGAGAGGCTGCGTGGACAAATCGGGTTGTACCCGAGTATGCCACCTCACCACTAGCAGGAATTTTCCTGCCGGTGGTGAAACAACCCGGAAAGAGGCTCTCAGAGTTCACTCTGAGACTCTTCATTCCGAGTTTGAGACCTCACCTCTTCGAGCTAAAATACTCGAGAAGTTATCTTTCCTAATAGGAAAGCAGGTCTCTGAATCCATGGTCCGTGAAGGTTATACCTCCGCGGGCCACCTTTCGTTGACATCCAATGCTTCATTGGATTGTTCAACCAAAGATGGCGGCCGAGCCAACGAAATCGGAGTAAAACTCCGAAATTGGATGACTCGACTGCCGGACGAGGACGTTGAATCAACGACCTGGTTCGGACAGAAGTATTGGCTAAAAGCCGGTACTCCTGTATGGCAGACGATGTGCAGAGAATCTCTGCAATTCGAACCGCACCATGAGGCCGGTGAATCCGCCCTCATGGAATTCTTCGATCTTGATAATTTCAAGCTCGAAGATCCTCTGTACGGCCTCGACCATATCACTGGGTACCAAATACTCCAGTGGTCGATCGAGGAAGGAATCCGCCAAGGAATCTTGGCGGGCTCGCCGTACAAGAGCCGCGACGAACTGAGGGTTATAAACCCTCCGTCAATCCGGCCATCGGCAATCGGGGAACCCGGTGCCAAGGCCAGAATCGTCACGGTCGGTGAAGATTGGCTGACAGTTTTACTTCAGCCATGGTCTCACCATTTACTGGGTGCGTTAAGAACGCATCCATCTGCCAAATCTGGTTTAACCAGAGGTTGGCAGCTTTTCGAGTGGGTGAAGCGCCAGAGAAACTCTGACGCTCCACCAGCAGGAGATCGCTACTACAAAAGTAGCGACTTAAAGACGGCCACAGATTTCTGTGTCCATCAATACTCTGGAGCAATGCTCCAGGGCCTGCATCGTGGTCTGCAATGGGGTGATGACCCGTACTGCAGATTATGTACTCAACTACTTTGTAGTAGTCGAGTATACGAAGGGTCGGCCATCGAAGAAAACTTCGACAAGCCAACCACCCGGGGTATCCTAATGGGAGATCCCGGAGCAAAAGCCGTTCTGACAATGCACAATCTTTGTGCAGAGTTAGAGGCGTTGCTACGCTACCAATATGATTTGGTAGACGCAACAGACGAGAAGTTTTACTTCCGTCTGTTGAACCTCAAAGGCTCACCACTTATAAAGTGGAGAGTCTTTGCGTGCTCGGGCGATGACCATTTTGCTCAAGGTCCGAGGAGCTATGTCGAGAGTATTACTCTTGCACATAGCAGAAACGGCATGGTCGTTTCGTGGCCTCAGAACTTCTTAAGTTCTAAAGGCGGTTTCTACTGTGAAGAGATGCTCTTCACAGTAGGACTTGCAGAGGGAGAAATCTGGAAGTGCGAAATCGCACTTCGAGATGCTCCATATCTCCGCCACGCACACATCGATGCGATGAAAGTGCGTCTTCTTTCTCCTTGTGCTAAAGAGCACGAGGGGAAAG